CCCATAACTACCGAATTTTCTAGGCAAAATTGGAGGACAAAAATTTGTTTATCCATTTATCCCAATTATGTCAAAAAGATAAAACATTATTTTAAATAATAAGTGAACAATGGTTATTAGTAAGTTTATTTTGACAAAAAATATATATGTTGTTAAAGATTCTTATAGAGTAATTAATTACTAAGACTACGGAAAAAAATTGTGGTGCCTAAAAACCATAATATTGGGGTAAAACAATGTAGTAGCGGGTAGTCCAGTATGAAGTAAAAGGTATATTATACGCAGCTCTAACTACTAAATATTCTAGTAAACATGATAACTGTAGTTGGCGTCACTACATGTGTAGTCCCAGTTATTTCAAATGAGTAAAAGCATTTCTTTACACCAATTTGAAGTAATTTTAACAACAGCTGCAGCAGCCACGATTTTTTCCGGGCAATAGACCAATCTTATAATAAACATATTTAAATTTCTTAGAATAATCGAAAACACAAAGAGTTAAGATACAAACAACATAGCATAATTATAGCATGAAATATTCAGTTACCTAATTACATGGTTAATTTACAAAACATTTACACTAGACACAGATGAGCAACAAAACTTACATGAAATCATATGAAAACCAGAAAACAAATACTTAACAGACTAAAAAACTAGTTACGTCACTTTACAATCAAGCATCAGAACACATTTTCACTCATCACTAAATAATCTGGTCTCTTAAAATTTTGGAACTTCATACCGTGCTCGTTACTCTTCTTCTGATAAATCAGCACCTGATGGATGCATAATTTTGTACCACTTCTTCTGCTCCATCAGTGCGTTATTAATTTTCTTTTCAATACGTTCAATGGCAATATCATGGGGTGTCTTCTGAGCATAATTGAGAGCTGTTTTGTTGATTGAGGGCTGCTTGCACAACCATTTAACTAATTTATAGTTGTTGGAATGCACAGCAAGGTGCAAAGGTGTGTTGCCACCTTTCCTTTCCTGGCCATTGATGTCGGCACCCATTTCTAAGAGTACTTTTAATTTCTTGATGGCATTTACTTTGTCTTCACAGACGACAATATGAACACACTGTCTCTGACTGAAATTGTAATCTAATAATAGATGTCGATTGTCGTCATTAATAACCTCTTTCAAGGCTATTAAGTCAATGACGTCTCCTTGACGACTAAAGTAGTGCGCTAAATTATCTCCTCTATCGTTTAAACAGCCGTTCAATACAATTTTGAATCCAGACTTTGCTAACATGTTGCTAATTAAAGTTGCGTTATGGGTCAATATACAGTAGTAGATACCGTATTGAGAACACTGGCTCAAATGACTCGTTGGTCAGTTATTGTTCCATTAAATATCCCTCAGCAGCAAGTTATCACCCAATGCGGATTATTATTATAAAGTTCACAGATCAAATATTATCACTGAAATACATTTGGGGTCTGGCAAATGGTATCAATGTTGACGTCATGCGTAAGATTTGAACTGTCCACTCATGTTGTTTGTTATTAGTTGACGTTAAATAAGATAATAGGTAACTGAGCATTTAACACTTACAAAAATTAAATTGATATGCCTTCATTACTTTCACTTGAAGTTTCGTCAGATTCGTCAATATCGATAGGATCGTCACAAACTGCGCCGTTGACCCTCAAAATCTCCATCATTCTTGCATTCTGACGTTCATATGCAATATGATAGGCCGTTTTGTAAAGGAAGTTTATCGCTCCAAGTTCAACACCGGGTTTCTTACACAGCCATTCGGCCAATTGGTAATTTTCAGTACCTGCAGCAATGTGAAGCAACGTATTACCAAACTTCAGTTCCCGTGAATTTATATCTGCACCCAACATCACCAGTAGTTCAATTTTCATCACGGCATTAGAAACGTCGTACTCCGCAGCAATATGAGTACACTGTCTTCCCTCGTGATCGTACTGGAACAATAGATCTAGGTTTCGAAGAATGACAGGCGCCATATCCACCAGCTCGTTCATATTCCCCGCGCGGCAGATATAGTGGAAAGTATGTCCTTCTTGGTTGACTAATTCTACGTAGTCTATACCATTCCGAAAATGTTCATTCTCCGCCATCGCTACTTTGTTGCACACTTGCGAACTAGAAAACCGTCTGCAATTTTATGAGAGCCAACCGTAACTGATAATCCTAAAATTATTTATAAAAACAAATATCATACATTTGATTATTTTTCTTATTATCCCGATGTTTTTAAGCTTTCATATATGCTTTCGATCTGAGATTTGTTAGTTACTCATAAAAAGACAAATATATAGCCGATATAACATATTATAACAGATTTATCACAGCCAAGAGTTGTAAAAATAAACTCTTATAGGGGAGGGTGGGCAGAGCAGCCCCTTGATGCCGAGACGGCCCTGAAATTCTAATCAAAAAAAAAATTTAATATACTAATCCATTTTTCGACTGATTTTCTAAAGCTGAAGCAAACTTAGCCACTAACAACATTCAATAATAATAATTTATTTTTCAATTGATAAAATTTTTTAAATAATACAAAATAATATGTAATCTAAAAAATCAAAAAACACGTTTTTTGGGTTCAAAATAATGACAAATAAGAAATATAGAATTGCTTTTTTTTAATATATAACAATTAGTAATTAAGCTAATCGAGAGAACGATCTATTACACCTTAAAAAATTGTTTTTGAGCAATATGAACTAAAAATAGTTGTCAAGGGAAAACAATATATTTTTGATGATGAAAACAATTTAAAAAAAAAAATAAGTGTCCATAAATTTGTTCGAAATACGACAAAAGTGAAGTGACCTGATGGTTGAAAGCCACAAAAAAAAATAATTGGCTTAGGAGGGCCGCTCTGCCCCACCCTCCCCTACTTTGATACAGTCATAAAGAATATGTTTCATGTGTCGTTAGCGTGCACCTAATATTACATTTTCAACAGATAGTGGTTAGGTCATTTTTTTTATTCCGCCATTAAATCGCTCATTTTACTACGTATCTGGAATCATATGATACCCTTTACATATCTTTATGTCAACACTTGGTAATAAAAATGCAGTTATTTCTTATCTTAATGTAAATATTAGCGGCAATTTTTTCTGTTATAATTTATTTGCTAAACACTGTACAATATCGTTCGCTAGGCGATGGCTATAAAAACCTATTACTGATTTCCATTCATGCCCTCAAGTATCATCAAGGTTACGATGGAGCGTACGTCAGCACTGAGTTGTAAACGCCCACGTTAAAAAATTTTTTATTCATATCATTGTTTATAAAAGATAACCATAAATTGTTACGATAGGTTATGTAGATCACTATGTCTAGTCGCAATAGTCTATGAGTAATGTGTATAAAAAGCAACGAAAGATAACGCTAAACTGATCTACAGCAATAAACAACGGGGTAACGACCGTCACATGTTTTCGGTAATATTAATGCGCGCCAACGCGTTGTATAGAATTTATTAAAGTATATATTGTTTTGCTCAACGTTCAACGAACTCTTGTCATTATAATATGAATTCAAGGTTACGAAGCTAGATATTTATGCGCGATAGTTTAAACAGGTGATTAATAATGGATTCCACAGCTCATTTTTTGTGCGTGGAGTAGGTCAAAAGCGCTCTAATGGACTACAGTTTATATGTTGAGGTTGGTTTAGCTTTTAGTGATTTTTCGTTTGTTTAATACTGAGGTCTACTAACGTAGATATGAAAGGCGACAAAACGAAATTTATCAAATATAACCTACGCTATGATGAAATCCTACATAGGTCATGTTTGAGAACGATACCTTACTAATTAAACCTTTAGCATCGGGCGTCTCGGTATATAAGCTGCGCTCAACCTAGTTTAGCACCGGCCCACCTGAACATTGAGTAGAGTTTCAAGTTCAAACGCCAAAGGATCAATGCATTTGAGGCTTATAATTTGTGATATAGTAAACCCTTTCCCGGTTGAGCCCCTACTCTTAATTTGAATTGTACGTCTTTGTCATAATGAAAGAGCGCTAGCCTGCTTAGTAAAAAAGGATCAAGAGAAATAGCAGAAGGAGGTACATGTATGCACTTCTACGATTAAACCGTTACTCAAACAGCCTTACTAAGAACTGTGATTAGTTTTATACCCAAACAGCTTACAACGATACTCCTCGAGATGAAATACCAAGAAAGGGTTAACCCATTTGGGCTTGAGTCTCGAAGTATATCAGTGGTCGTCAAGTGGGAAGAGCGCGAATCAAAAAGTGTCGTGGATTTTTATGCATTCAATGTAAGAGTAGTAGTGTAACTTTACGCCCTTTCTCACTTCTTTCAACCCTTCTTTGTGTCCAGCAACAGCGCCGTTATTAGGATTGTTAAAATGACTAAGTTGGATATTGAATGAAAAAAATCTTTTTTTCTGTAACATTCCCACCCGCGAGTACTACGCACTTACTCTAGTTTTACAGCAATCCGCCGAAAAATGGAACGGGGTTTTTAGGCCAACGGTTAAAGGGTTAAGTTTTTCAAAACTACTTTAAAATAGGTAATGATGTAATAAAAAATAATTATGTTGTTTTTTTCATTGCGCAAGCATTATCTTATTGCATGTTTTGCATAGTTCGTAGATATCTGTATTTAATGTCTCACCTTTTGTATCTTATCGTGACCTAAGACGGATGTAAGTGCTACTATTTCATTTTCAGACCTGTATTCAATTACAACAATTTTTAAATACTAGTCGTGTTATTTACTTCGTGTCAAAATAACTTTAATAACATATTAAAGTTATTTAATATGGTGGATGAACAAAGTGAAAATGTTGTGTACGTCGAATTGGCACCTAATATTCTAGTTCCTCAAGAATGGCCTATATGCAGGATGAAACATTTCTTTTGAAAGTAATTGAAAAATTAATAAATCATTGCCAGCATACAACCCCATTCTTCAAGTGACAAATATACCAGCCCGGTTGGTCAGACGTGAAGCCATAAATGGGATGTGTTATATTTTTAAAAAAGTGTCCAATGAGTAAGTGTTTCCGAGCGACCTCTATAGCTATAACTGCGACGTGTTTACAAACACTTTCTTAACACATAGTGTCCCACTTGTTTTTTATTCCAGACAAACAATTGGTGTTTATATTTACGAAATAGTGATCCCTGAGAATGGAAGTAACAACACGGCAAAAATAATCAGCGGAAGTAGTTATCACGAAGTACTGGAGCTAGGCTACAGAGGGCCGTGTATCCAATCTAAGAAAATGGCCTGCTACCTACGGCCTCCATTACTTAAGTAAGTTGCCGATTATCTTCAATTTACTTGATAGCAGTCTATATGTCGTATTAGGTTTTACTAATTAGACCGTACAAAAATATTGTTCCTATCTCTAGTGACTTGTCCCGTATCCATTACTGCAAACACATGTGCTATCAGAAATAACGATAAGAACATTTAACCAAATATTGTTTTTACTGATGGCAAAATATAAATGCGTATAATATAGACAAGAATTATAAAGATACATCAATGATAAGGAAATTTTTTTTCAGGATGACCTTACAAGAACACAAATACAGATTTTATGACGATAAACTAAGCCAATGAAGCTCGTGTAGCTGCGAGATCAGATGACGTAAGTTGGCGTATAGATTAGTATAAATATTTGATACCTTGACTTTCAAATGTTCTTTTAGACCATAATAGAGTTTTTCAGGTCTCTGGAAAACAATACTCAAGGCTATTTAGAAGCCATCATAAGCCTAAATATACATGAACCAACAACCCAAAAAATTGGAAAATGATTCGGATCTTCCATTTCTGTTTAACCTATTTTGTTAATTGGTCTTTATCGGTTGACTTTTTGTTGTGTTTTGTTTCAGAGAGACTTTGGCTCATAACATTAACTTACTTTTGGTATCTATCGTCACATATTTTTTATTTTATTATCTTGGTTATTTTGCTAAAGCAACAAGCAGATACTAAGACAGTTCTGAACAATCTACTATAATTCGTCGTATGAAATCCTGTACTTACTCATGAGTTAAAAAAAAAAAAATTTGCAGATTGCATAATACTTTCTAATTACAAACTTGTCCAGTGTTGCATTAAACTGACATAGTTCGGCGGTTCATTTTACACAAACAACTTTGAGGTCAAAAAAGCTATTGTCTTTGACATTGGCAACCGTTGATAACATTAATCTTGTTTACCACGAGTAGCTCCAAGCATCTGTTTCTATTTAAATAAATTTATCAATATTGTTCCAGCACTTGTTTGTAAATTCGGATTATCATTTATTTATACTTATATTCAGGTGCATTGAAAAAGTATATAAAGCACCGTGTTATTCATTTTCATTTATTCTCGTCGCATTCGCGGCTTTGCCAAGTACTTTGCAACGCCCAGCTGCTACATATTTTACTGCAATAAATTTGAAATTTCGAAGAAATGGCCGAGAATTCTCGTTATGTACGTTTGGACGCTAATGGTACGGAAGGTATTGAAGAGCCTAATCCAAGTAGACGGATAAGAAACAAAAGCATTCTTGAGAAGATGTTAAATTCAAACGACGCTGAGAGTCAGCAAGTGGCAAAAAGAAGAAGAGTAGAAGAACGTCCTGCATCTTCATCGAATCCAGATTATGTGTGCATAAATGATGTCTCGATTAATTCACCCGTCACACCAATACCAGCATCTCCATCACCGGCAGCCTTAGACTTTCCTACGATATCTAGAAGAATTTCACAATCATTAGAAAAATCTCGCGAATGTGTCTGGATTTCGTGTGGCCACCGAAATTTCTCAAGAGAATCATTTAACTGAGTTTCATTGCTGGTTACTGAGTACTGCAATACTGAATGATTTGAGCTCTCGTTCATTTCTTGGTAACTCGGACGTAGCCCAGATGACAAGTCAAGAGTTACTGTGTCAAGCCATTGATCTCTATGAGGATGTAGAACAACTATCACCACGGGAACTACTGAATCTACCATTCATTCCTAGTCCAATGCGTTCTAACAGCCAGTTAATGGAGATCCCATTTCTCGATCCTCTGCTGGTTGTATTGTGGAGCATACACCTCGATGAGATTCCTTGGATGCTCAACATCTTACCATGGAGAATCCTAGATCGCCCTACTCGAGCGGGTCGCAGTATTCTCGAGGTAAATAAATCCTATTAGCATAGACAGACATAACCTATTACCCATCACACCCTTAAAATTTATGCTAATCATTAAAATTTGTTTTTCAGTGGATCTTCAGACTTCGGAATCTCCATCAATGGCTGGAGGCAACCAGAGCTCCGCCCAATATAGCACTAAAAATCATCCGTTTTGTTGAGAAGGTTCCACGGTCATAAATAGTATAGTGTATAGCGAGGAAGAAAGCATCACGATCTAAAACAAGCGAGGTTGACAGTCCGAGCTGAAGGGTATGCTGCTTTCACCCAAAATCTAGAGTTGTAATAATGCCATATCATATATTATATTTTGTATCTGATCTGAATGTCAGTTGTCAATCGAAACAAGTCAATTTAGGATCGATAGTGCATGTCTACGTTTAACTTAATTTGTTAATAATCAACTGCAATTTTCGTGTGGCTAAAGTACAGTCAGAAACTGATGTACTGTATAGTGTTTATTCATGATACCAGCATCGAAACAAAGTTTTAGTATCTTTATAGCCAGTCGAAACAAGCTACTTTCAGTCTAATGCCATGAATTAATATTAGCAAACGCGTGAATTGTAGATACCTTCAGTCAGCGGGCGAAAACAAACTTGTTTCGCCCCTTGAGAAAAAGTATTTCGCAATTTAAGCTCTTAGTTGTTTGTTTAATAGTCTTACCATTAACTATTAATTTCATTAACGTAAATGACAACCCGTAAATAGCAGCCAACTTCACCCTGCTCTCAAATCATTTTGCTTCATCCCTTGTCACACGATATCTTATTTTACCATATCTGCACCCAAAATTCAAATTCCTGCCCTGTTTAGACGAAGAAAAGTCGTCCTATTCTTTTATGAGAATGCCTATGATACAAATTAGCACATACGCAATTCTTTCCACAAACAGAGGCAAAAATGTAAATTTTCAGGTGCAAGTCTGGTGAAAAAATGTATGCACACCATAGACGAAGGGAGGACGTCCTAATCAGCGTGTTTGCTACACTCGCATTCGGTTCGGGTAGGAAACTGCATACATGGGTCGAAATGTTCTATTTTCCTCCCTAGGTGTGTAATATACTAATTCGCTCTAAGAACAGATCTAATAATTTTTCACGTACTAAATCACATTAGTCAGTAAGACTTCGTAGTTCTAATACAAATGATGTTGAAAATTATTTTTATAATATTTACTTAATAAGCGGAATGGTGTAAGATTCCAATTCTATGTTTATTGAATAGAAATAAATAAATGAGTTAACAAGGTCGGGAGTATTTTATTCTTGATATCGTAAGTTTCTGCCACTGAAGCCGTGATGGCTAGTCACATTATGGCCAAAAAAATAACATTAAATATTTCCGAGTATTTTTATAATACCTAATTGATACCTTAAGAAATTTTCTTAATCACGATCACTCCTAGTACCGTTTTTTGAAGTTTGTATGAAATCTTCATACGATTTCTGTCTTCAGCTACTAGGAGCGTTCGTCATTACGAAATTTTCTAGATAGAAGGAATTCAACACCAGGGCTTAGTAAATCGAGATTGATTGTTGTAGATATTTTAATTGTGTGTACAATCAGAGTCTAAAGAAGTTTTCCATTTAAATATTTTCAGTAGGGCAACAACAAAATTTAGTACAGACGCACTAAAAGATGTTACACAAATAAAAAGGAAAAGTCCATTATTTCATAAAATTCACTTAGCTCACGATAAAACACAAAAAAAAAAGTACACTGATCACTCTCATAACACCAAGCAGGAAAGAATTGATGGGTTACTGAATGCGATTGATACAGAGAAGAATGTAGTCGTTGGGGACTGGAGCATCATTCCAATCCTCTATTTTGCGGAACCATAAGAAGGTTTCATACATCTTCGAAACAACTGTTGTATCACCGATAGTTATCACGGCACCCTCCAGCGTGTGATGTTTTGAAAAGTAATCTTCAAGGTCCGTGTGTAATACGTGTTTCATCAACAGCGGAGGGCAAAACTCCCATTCCTTTGGCAGGATACACATTAAGTTACTCATTTTCTTGCACAACGTTATCACAACAAAGACGTCCAATGTGTTGAGTGAGTTTTTCTTTAATGTTTACATTATAACGCAGTCTACCTTTATATTGGAAGAAACAGGATCAATAACCCCAACGTTATTTGTGATGACCGTACGCTGCGAAGGTTGCAATAACCTTATCGAATAATCAGTCGCATATGAGTTGTTTGTCTGTATGTTTTCTTTTTGGATTTTCCGCGGTTGAATTATATTTGCGTATTACTGTTGATTATGCGGCTTTCTAAAGACGATTTGCTTTTAACTAAATGCCAAGTTCTTAAAGCTTTCTAAATAATGATAAAAAATATTGAACAAATTTTGTTGACATAAACTACGATTATAATTATAACAATGAAAGGAACAAAAAATCAAAATGTCCCTTCGTCGGCCCTTATAGGATCTACAATATTGCAAGATTTGAAGTACCTATTAATGGAAAATAAATTATTGATAGCTGATGTGTTGTCAAATTTTGAGATAACGCTAAATTGTTATTCGTTATCACGAAAAATCCATTTCGCAAAGATAATGCCCTGTTAATTATTATTAGTGAGTTGCAGTATACGGTCTCTGTAGAGACCTTTTACACCTTTGTCTTCAATTGTCTTTTCCTATTATTAGACCCAAAAACAAAACCAAAGAACTTAGAAGATTTCTGTCTCGAATTATTTATTAGGATTACGCAATAGGCATGACTTAAAAAAAATCTTTAAATTAGAGATTTCGAGCCTCAAATTGCTTTTTTTTATTCTTCCCATACATTTTGATGCCCTAATTTTTTTTACCTAACGCCTTACTTTTTTTTACAGTCAGAGCGGTCATTCTATACTGTACTGCATATGCCTGTGTTAAGCATGTAAACGAACCCACCACAATGACCAGAAAACCCTAGAAAACCTGGTCGAGTAAAGGCAACCCCTTTGTGGTGACTTCCCGAAGCATTGGACCCGAGATGTACCGAAAAAAATCTTGTTCTTGTGGAGATTCGAATCCATGTACTCGACGTCTAAAGCGCCAAATAATCTCTCACGGCTGGCGCCCGAGACTGCTCGGCGACGGCGTTCCAGTTCAATACCCTATTAGTTGAAAATAACCCTACACAAGCTGTTTTATTTATGTAACCTTCTACAAATCAGTCAACGTTCCGTAATATTTTCTTTTAACCAACCACATATGGTCCATAAATTAATTATAAACTCCAAAAGCTATTAAACCTTTAAGACAACTTTTTTTTTACCTCACGTATTAGCGTTCTAAGTTAATTAATTTAGAGCAATAATCTGATCTACCATAACTTAAATCGGGCAATAAGTATTTAGTAATGCAAATTTAAAAAAAAATTACACCCGTTTTGTCATCGTTCATTTCAATGTAAACAAAATAATAATAGAAGTTAATAATAGATTGCGATTTATTATATGCGTCTTGCGAWAAACATGTGAGTAAGACGTCGATCTATATTCTTGGACTCACTCCATCTTAGTATCAATTTACCAGTTTTTTAATTGCAGCAAAAAATTGTGCAGTGAGTTGACCGCTGAGAGGTCATAATAAAAACATCACCTGCTTTAT